TGATGTAACAGGTTTTTCTTTTGATTTATTTAATATATCTATTCCTTTTTCTGTAAACTCTATTTGTCCACTTAACTGTCGTTCGTGAAACCCTGCGCCTATTCTTTGTGGCATTAAGGTTGTTCTTATTGCTGCAGTAGTTGCCCAATCGCCAGTTTTTAATGCAGCCTTTTTTAGTAAGGACTTTCTGACTGCCTGTTTTGCCGTGCTTGTTGCTACGGCTTTTACTGCTTGCTTCGCAGTCCCCGAAACCCCCTGTTTTACAACACTTGCTATTCCTCCCGTCATAACAAACTCACCCATAAATGCAGGTAATTCTGCAACTCCTTGTACTATCCGACGTGGCACTGTTGACTCTCTCGCCTCTCCCTCTGCTAGTATTGTTATATACTCCTGGGCAATAACCATATCCTTTTCTTGCTGTGTCATATCTTTAGTAACGCCTTCTACCTCTGCTTGTTTCCTGACAAACCAGGTAAGCCCCCCAGTACTTATATTCTGTGCTACATTGTTAAGCTTTTTAACTTTATCCATAAAAGACATTTTCCCGTCATACTCATCAGCCATCAATCTTTTAATAGATTCATTTGCCTGTTGTACCTTCAACATCTTTTCACCTGTTCCCAAGACCGGCAACATCTCAGTAATATCTTGCCTAGAAACTTGCTCTCCTGCGGTAATCTTCCCTTTCTTTTTAGCTTTCTCAAACTTTTCTGTATACCACGATCCCATAACTGTTTGCATATCATCATCTTGTTTGTAAAAGTTGTTGTATACTTGTTTATCTGCTTGCTCGTAGGTAGTCCCTTCGGGGATCCCAACGTTTATGTTTTTATCTTCTAAGTGTACTACTTGTTGACGCTGGGGTGGTTGTTGAATATCGGTTATTGTTCCCTGATATTGTGGGTATTTCTCCATCATACGATTAAATAATTTATCATTATCCACGTCATTATATTGTGGGTACTTTTCTTTTAACCTAGTTGTAAACTCTTGTTTTGTTGGCATATTAGAATCCTAAGCCCAAAGGGTCTGGGTCTTCTTTGTTTATCGTAACATCTGGTTTTAATTTTGTTTCTGTCGTTTGTAATGGTTGAATAGGTATTTGGGCATTTACTATGGCAGTTGGTTGTTTGTCTTTAGGATATTTAGCTAAAGACGGGAATTTACCTTGCTCAGCTTCAAGTATCAACCCTCTATAGATTTCATTCTTTTCTTCTTTTTTCATCTTTGGATCATCAGTCAATAAAGCATATTGTCTTGATAAATCATACTGCACCTGATCTTTTAGTTCTGAATCATCTATGTTGCCATCCGCCCATTTTCTTAATTGTTTTATATTACCGTCAACGCCCCATCCCACATTAAACCATCCTTTATCTTTTGCTTTCTTCCCTGCGGATTTCTTTTCTGATTCTATGCCTTCAGCTACAACAGCTTGATTTAAAAAGTATTTCATATCTGACTTCCCTATTCGTCCATTTGCATAATATTCCTTAGTCTTTTCACTAACTTCATAAAACGAGTTTGTTGTATTTGCCTCTTGCAATATGTCCTGAAGTTCTAGGTATGAGTTTGGGTCTGTTTTACTTGCTTTATCTTTTGTTTCTGTAAACATCCGTCTATAAGCTGAAGCCTCTTTGCTGCTTTCATATAAGCCCATTGCTTCGTTTCTGTTCACATCTGCTAGGGTTATTTGTCCATTTTCAATCCCTTCTACTGTTTCTGCGCCTCTTTGCATCCTCTCAATTTCTATCCGTTCTTTAGTTTTTGCCTTAGCTTTCTTCTTAAAACTTTGTATCTCGGTAAGAAACCCCTTCTTGTCTTCTTCTGGAAGCTCAGTAACCTCACCAGTAACAGGGTCGGTATAGTTATATAATCCAGAATTAATATTATCTTCTACCGCTTGTAATGCTTCGGGGCTTTGGAATCCTTCATCTATTCCTTTTCTTATTTGACCTAACATTAGCTTATCTGGTAATTCTGTTAATTCTTTTTCTGCTTCTTCGTAGCTTATGGTCCCTTCTTGCGCTGCTCCTCGTAATCCGTTCTGTATTTCTAATACTGCTTTCGATCTGTCTACTGGCGATGGTGTATCATAATAAGCATTTATCATCTCATCGTTATGATCATTTAATACAGCAACTGAATGGTCTATTCGCTTCTTCCGAAACCCACTGCGCATTTCGTATTCTGCATTTATAATGTTTTTATCATACTTTTGCTGAAAAATCATACGTTGTTCTGGATCATCTATTTTCGCTAATGATTCTTGGTAAGTCTTTTGTAGCTCCTCGTTGTATTCATCTGCTTTTAAATAATCTTGCTCACCTTGTGCTTGGAACTGCAATCCTTTTACTTTTCTATATAAATCAGTACTAGTCTGCATTGCTTGCGTTTTGTTATGTATATCACGCATTTTTAAAGCTCGTTCTTCTGCAAGCTTAACCATTTTTCTACCCATCTGTGATACATCTTCTCCTGCCCGTTGGAACATTTGCCCTGACCCGGTTAACCCTTCCATCCTTGTCTGTGGTGTTTTTATGGTCGGAGCAGTAGATGAAGTTTGAAGCCTAACTTGTGATTCGTATGTTGGTATTCTTGCCATGTTATCTACCTCCAGTAAGCAAACTGCCTATCCCTGACAATCCTGCAGATACTGCGCCTGCTCTGCCCATTCTCTTAGCACCTTTCCCTAATAATCTTGAGTATCTAGCGTCTTGCTGCAAGCTTTGCCTTTGTGCTTTTTCTCTTTGTCTTATCCCAAGATCTTCAAACTTATATTGATACTGCCGTCTTAATTGATCTACTTCCATTCTTTTCGTTGCTTCTTCCATTTGCATTAATGGACTTCCTGTTGTTTTAACTCCTGACTTTGCTATAGCTACTCGCTGCCTTCCTCTGAATTGCTTTTGCTGTCGATCCATCTCTGACATCTCTTGCTTTTCTGCATCTGACAAAAATGTTCTCTCTAGTTTTGCTTGTCCTTTTAATATGTCGATCTGTGTTTCTGCCCCTCTAGCCTGCAGTTGATAAGCTTTCATAGCAGTTCTTCCTGCTGTTACTGCACCATATGCTTGCAATGCCGTCCCTAATACTTGACCAACCATTCCTCCAGCTTTGCCCTTACTCATACTCCCAGTTGGAGTTGTCCCGCTTGCGCCTACACCACCGCTACCTACTATCTGAGTGCTTGAGGCACTTTGCCCACCTATCCCTGACATCCCACCAAATTGATGTGTAGCACCAACACTCCCGACTGGAGCGGCTGCCGCACCTTTCGTTATCGCTCCTGCTCCAGAAGCACCTGCACCTGTTGCCATACCACTCATTTATGCCTCCAGTCTTGCATATAATACCATGTCTTCTTTGTTAAATCCACATTGCTTCATAACTCCTTCGGCAGTAAACCCCAATCGTTCTATAAGCTTTAAGGCTTTAGGACAATCCTTTATTACTGCTGTTTGTACTCTATGAAATCCATAGTCTTTCACAATGTTTTTATACCCGTCTCTAATCGCTTTATATATTGATTTAAAATGTTTTCTCGCATCTTTGTTTATAAACGCCCAACCGTTTCCTACCCCTTGATATAATGGATATATACCGCATATCGCTAAGACGTTTCTTCCTTGTACTGCCATATACGCATCACCATGTTTAAAGTATATCTCGATCATCTTGTTTATGTCTTGCCCGGAAAATAGCTCTTTCTCCATCCCGTCATAGTTTAAAGTATATGAGTGGTCATATCTTTTAATATTAACCATCATAGACCTCAGCATAAGGGATAATACATAAAATATTCATAGGAAGTGGTTGTTCCTGTGTAATGTATATCCGATTATCGGTATTCCATCCTGTAGGAAATGATACAATCTTATCCCCAGTAAACAAAGGAACTGCTGTATCCATAGCCATGCTTGAATCTCTAAAATAGAGTATGTCCTGATTATTTATTGTGCCGAATTTACACCCGACTGTTTCAAAAAACCGTATCCCTATTTTATATATCCTCTTTGTTTTTGTTTGTGCTGTTCCTAGCTCTGCGCCGCCTTCCATCCTCTGAGTTCTTACTATAGAAGTGTAGGGCAATCCAACATGTACAACACTAGCGTCCGTATCTAAAACTATAGCTCCCCCGCGAACTTCCTTTCTCGTCTGTGCAGCTCCATCGCCACAAACAGCAACAGTTTCTCCTTCTAGATGATCTAACCCAGATATTGACGAGACAGCTGCCCCATCATAGGTAAGACCACTATCAACAAAATATCCATCTTCTTGATCATCACCATAATCAAAGGGTTTCATATATTCTACGTATCTTTTTGTTGCTCCCTCTATTGTTCTGTTAACAACAAACCAAACCTGATCTTCTGATTCGTCTGGGATAATTGCAACACTCTCAAACGTTCCATCAGTTACCACCCTAGTCCAGGCAACAACCTCTTGTTCGGTTTGACGTGTTAAAACTGCCATCTCACCGTCATTCCTTACACACCACAACATACTATAAGGGGATTGTTGATACCCCATATCTTTAATCCCTGTTTTTGTTATATGGTCAGCAAGTAATGTAAGCTCATAAGCACGGTTCGCATCCTCTTGGAAGCTATATCTTAATTCTCGCAAAGTTCTGTTGTCTCGTTGCATATAATATAAAAAAGCATCTATCTTGTTCGGTGACAAGTTAGCAGATCCATATGTTGTCTCTTGCAACACCCGGACATTTGATGCTGTAACTGGTTCAGTTGATGAGCCTGAATCTAAGAGAAAGCACCCTCCGCTTGTTCCGATAGTTAAGGCCTTTCCTGTGGCTAACCAAAAGATTGCGTTTACTTGTTCACTTGCTATCGTATATTGGACTGCATCATCTGCAGCGCTTCCATCACCTAAATCAAAGTTTTCAAAGTCCTCTGTTACTGATCCCCATACGGTCTGTGGGTTATCAGTGGTTCCTCCCAAATATAATCTTTGTTCATAGAAAGCAACACCTGAGGAATATCCAGCGCTATCGCTGAAAGCTCCTTCCGCCCAATTAACGGTTGAGCCCGAACCAACCCATGTGCTCCTTACTGTAATTGAAACATGGGTTGTATCTGTATAGCCAGTTACTTCGACGTATCCCTCTCGCACTTTAAAATAGCCACCGACCATATCACTATTAAAATAAGCTACAGAGGCAGTCAACGTGCCCGAAGCCCCTACCGTTGACGTGCTTGAATCCATAGTCGTAGCTGCTATATTCTGTGATTTAAATGGCGGATATCTATCCTCTCCATAAGCGAACTCTGACAACGTCCAAGCAGTGTCACCCGTCCTTGTCAGTTTCCGCGGAGCATAACTAGGATGTACTAAATACATTATATCCGCGGTTTGTACAAATTTCACATCAAACAAATCCGCTTCTGCGTATGGCGAGACAATCTCATAGGGTAATCCTCCGTCAAGAATCTGCCCGTTGTCTTTATAAAACCTCATGTACAAATCACCAAACTCGATAATATATGTCTGCTCAGTTGAGAATTGAAAGGGGATTATTCTTGTAGAAGCCGAAGAATCTTTTACCTCTGCGGCAAAGGCTGTCCCCGGGCGCCTAAAAGTCCCTCCGAATGTAAAGGAAAGCATATTCTCCAAAGTCGTAGCAGAGTTAAAATATCTTGCGATATCAACTCTCCCTTCAAGCTTCGGGGAAAATTCTCCCGCAGTAAAGTTTGTATATATTGGTGTTATTCTACCCATTTATACTGCTCCTGTATAAAACGATCCTGTCTTGCCATAGTTGCGTGATGCTAACCATTCGTTTGCTTCTAGTTCTTCATACCCTGTTTCTTGCGCATCCTGTCCTTTTGCTGATCGAAGTTTCTCTATATAAGATTCCATCATCATATTAGACACATTCAAATTCCCTGTAATATTATATGCGATTTCTGCGGACAATCTTGTAGCAAATGCTTGCACAAAAGCAGGATCGAACTGTATAGTATCCGTAACTCGTGAAACATATTTCATATACAACGTATCATAATCACTTGCGATCTTATTTGCTTCTACCCTAAAGTTCTCTAACTGTCCTCCCGCAACTGTAGTACTACTACCTAATGTTGTTTTTATATATACCAACCTTAAATAATCACTCGGTAATTGATGATAGTATGTGTATTCAAAAGCAGGTGTTTCGCTAAGACGTGCGATAGCTTGTCGTTTAATCGCGAAGTTCCAGTAATGTGATCTTAATACTTCATCTAAGATGTAATCATATACTGCGTTTGCAACACGAGCATTCTTTGAATTCTCATCAATAGAGGTTATTTGGTCTGCTCCTATTTGCACCAATGATATATTTACAATTGCTATCTTACTTGCGCTACTTGCCATTTATCCACCCCCCATTTGGTTCTCCCAAGATCTCTTTTGTAAAACCTGAGAATGAACGTACACTGTCACCTAATTTATCTTGCTTCGTCTGTTGCCATGTCATCTGTATCCCTTTATCGTCAAAGCAACATCCGGAATCTTTCTTTTCATCATAAAAATGCCCCTTGTTATCTAATGGACATCCGCATAAAATAATCTTCTCGTATCCCATAAGCAACCCTAGATATGTTGCGAAGTGGGCGGAAGTCCCTCCGATATTCGGGATTCTCCATAAACAATTAACATTTGGTTTAGGTCTATGCCCATGAGTAACGACATCATGTTTTAATGTAAAATACTGCCTAATTGCGAAAAACTCTTCATGTAATGTTGCCCAATGTTTCAACCTAATATCTCTTTTATGGAACGCAATAATCGCAAGGTTTAAAACCATCACATCGTATTCATTTGTTCCTAACAACCCTTTAGCTTTCTGGAAGTCTTCTTCCATACACCAAGCTGTTCCAACTACAACAAGAAACCCCTTGTACGCATCTATCATTGAAGTTGGATGTTCACCTACCTCTATTCTTTTTATTGTTTGTATCATAATAAGATATGGGGGGATTAATTCCCCCCATACATAATTAAACTACGAATAAATAACTGTTAAAGACACTGTCCCCGTTATAGCTGCTCCAGCGGTTGTAAGTAAAAGAGTATTATCATTAGAGGCTGTACCTATTTTATAGCCAAGCCCTGCCAATACACTCGTTCTTGAAACACCTGCTGAAGATGTATCCAAGGCTGCTGTGTATCTAGTTGCTGACCCTGCGTCTCCTACTGATATTGTAGAGCTAGTTCCAAGCGCATCATAAGCAAATATGATTTCAAGGATAACTGCTCCATCTGGCAAAACTTCACCCATTGCTATGGTAGAAGCCGCTCCGACTGATGCTGCTTCATAGGTATCAGTAAAGGCTTTTACGTCTCCTTTAAGATATCCACCATCAACGATGTTCCCGCTTGTTGGAGTAAGCGATTTTGTATAATTAACTCCGTATACTGCTGCCATTTACACCCTCCTTATTTTTGTTAAGATACAACACAAGCTATTTCCACAACCTTCTTTTCTTCTAGTCGTGAAGAACCCATATGCATTCTGCAATAGATTTGCTTTGTGTAATTTAAATCTGTTCTTTCGTCAATTCTAGTAATAATGTCTTCAGAAACTGCAAGACCAATACCACTTTTAGTAAACGCCAATACTTGTCTGTCACTATTAGTGTCTGTGGTTAATCGCTGTGTTCTAATTACTTTAAACCCTAGATATGTGTCAATCTGCCCTTGAACCAATGCTTTTACTGAATTGTAATCAGCACTTTTAATTTCTGTTGTATTCAACAGCTCAATTAATTGCTCTGCTGTTACAATAAGAAATCGTTCTTCAGACTCGTCAACATCATTCCCATCAAGAATCTCTTTTGCTGCTAACCATTTTGCCAATGTCATCCCTGCTGAGGCAGCTGCTACTTTCTGGGTAGAAGGCAATGTAGTTGAAGTCCCACCTGCTTTACCAGTAAAAGCTGTCCCTGTTGCTGCAGCAATAATCAAGTCATCAATTTGTCTACCCATAGCATACATACCTGACTTAGCATATGCACTTGTAGGATCAACAATCATTTTAACATGATCATTTGGGTCTAATGCTGGATTAACATAATACCCTGCAAGAGCGATTCTTCTTCTGTAATGCGGTGTGTCTGTAATCTGTGTTGATTGGAAACGACCAGTGATAGGTTGAGCTGTTAAAAAATCAACCTGGTCCATGTAACATTCTTCTGCCTTAACGCCTGTCTTAACTTGAACGGTATTTCTTAATTTTGACCCTTTTTGTTGGGCTAGGAGAGATACCATGTCTCCATACTGTTTCGCATAAAAAGTATCTGGTGTTATTGCCATTTCAAGCCTCCTTTTTTAACAACCATTTCTTTACCGTTGCGATTCTATGATTATCTCCAAAAGGAGGTCGGAATACGCAACAAACCTAATTGAAGATTTGTTGGGTCTCTTGCGAGATTATGTCTTATAATCTCTTAAAGATTATCCAGTTTTCTTTTTTGCTCTTGGGGTTTTCACTTGTCCAAGAACAAAAGTCTCTATTCTCTTTGCTGCTTCTAACCCATCGTGCCCAAAACATTCTTTTTGTTTTACTGAGCCGGAGTTAAAAATAGTCTTTATTATATCAAGTCTCACTTGCACATTAAATCTATCTTCCATTATTCTATCCCCGCCGCAAGCTCAGGATTAGCCATTTTATAGAGGTCATTAACTCTATTGACCGCGTCCTTATGCTCAGGGTTCAAGTCACTATAATAAGGGTGATTATCATTACCAAGTATTTTGTTTATCTCTTTTTGAGCTTCTTTAGGTGACAGGGTAAACGATTGAGCCTTGCCAACATTTAAGGTGCCATCACTCATGCCCTTACCAATATTAACCATCATCTTAATTAAATGGGGGTTATTCCCAAGCCCTGCATCCAGCTCTTTTACTGAATCTTCATTGCCATATCTTTTTATTACATCTTTAGCTATCTTTAAGTTACCTTCAAAAGCTTGTCCATACTCACGTCTTAACTCTGTTTCTGCGTCTTTTGCTGCTTTATCCCGTGATTGTCCTGATTGATCAAATACATTAAACTCTCTTTGCATATTCCATTTGTATAATCCTTCTACCTGCTGGGGAGTCAACCCTAGCTTATACGCCTGATCTTTAAAATCTTCAACCATTGTTTCATCTAGGTCGAAGCCTTCTGGCTTGTCCACTTCTGGCAATGAATATCCGTCGGCTGCCTCTGGTCTGCCTAGTTGATTATAAAAAGAATTAACCTCATCTTCTGTTGCGTCTTCTCCTGGTGGTATAATACCTTTTTTCCCAATAAGCTTCTGTTGTTCAAGGTAGCTTTTAACTAAATCGTTTCCTTGTTTGAACTTTGTTACACTGGGATTATTCTTGTAATCTTCTGGTAACTCATCAAACCAACTAGAAACAGTCTCTTGTGTCTCCTCTTGCAGGTCTTGAGTTTCCCCTACTTGAGGGTCTTGATTTTCTGCACGTAGTACATCTTCGCTCATTCTTCCCCTTTCATTTTTTCCATCATTCTTTTTATATGAAGGATAACTCTACGAGAGCCTTCATTATGTATACATACATTCACATCACCTTGAAATGTAGGTTGATCAATAAAGTATGTCTTCTCTAAATTAGTTAACACTTTCTGCCCATCATCGCTTGTAAACAAACGTTGGTACATTTTCCTCAAGATAAGAAGCTCAGTTTCTTGTTGTGTCATACTCCTACCTTTGAATACCCTGTATTACTCAATTTAACACGCTCTTCTTTATCATCATAGTTAGAAGAGTAAAGTAATGCCGAAGCTTTCTCCCTGTTCCTTTGATCACAATTAGCGCAAACCGTTTCTCCATGATTCCCCGTCTCATGATTATCTAAAAGCTGCATATATTTCTGAGAAGTAAAAATTTCTTTTAACGTCTGAGTGTTTAAATCTCCTAGTCCCAATTCACCATCCCAATCAAAACAACATGCTGACACCCTCCCGTCAACTAAGATCTGTAAGCATCCAGAAGTTATGCGCCCACAAGCATTGTTTCTTTCTTCTTGTATCCCTCTATATACATAACAATCTGCCCAATTATGAGCTGTCCATATCTCTTGTACATCTGTCTCTTTAAACATCCACTTCCACTCAGGAATCCCTTTATCGTTAACACCATCCATAATCGCATAGGTTACACGTATCTCCATACTAGTACGAGTCTCTAACATCTCCATTATGTTCCGATACACCTCCCTAAATCTTCTCCTAGGAACTCCATGTGCCCTTGAATATCCTTCGGCTGTCCCTCCATGGAAGCTTACTCTCATTGAATCAAGCCCTGCCATCTCATATAGTTTAAACATCTCACTATCTATTAGCTCTCCGTTGGTCACCATAATAGTCTTGAGCCCTCTTTTCTTCGCATATTCTATCTTGTATAAAATCGTGCCGTCACAAGAACAATCACCCATGCCAGTAAAACAAACAGTTTCATATTGGTCTGTTTCTTCAAGTATCTTCTCGAGGATGTTCCGATATTGCGTAAAAGACATCGTGTCAATCTCTCTAGTCATTTTATGTCTGGCACAAAACAAACAATTATAGTTACATCTTGTTGTTGTCTCAAATCTTATCTCTGTGTTTGTTGGTATCATTTTATTTTCTTGGTTTTACGAGGAGAACCTTTAGCAGTAGAATAAGATTTTACTTGCTTACTTGTGTTCTTCCCCACACTTGGACTTTTGTATGTTCCCTTTCCTGTTTTTTTAAACGGCACCTGTAACCTCCTGTGCTTGAGCAATGTTCTTATCTGCCTCTGTCGCTGTCTTTGCAGTTTCAACTCCTTGCATTACAGCTTCTGCTTGGGCTTGTTGTTGTTGTGCTGCTGCTTGCTGTTCCCTAATTGCTGCTACTTCTTCTTTATCTTTAATCAATGCTGGGTCTAATGACATTATCCTTGCTGTTTTATCAACAATCTCATCAAAATCTAACTTATCTAGAACTTGAGGGTTAAGTTGTGCTAACTGAGAGGCTTGTAATACAAATTCGTTGATTGATTCTACTTCTTTAAATTTTTGCTGTTGTGCTAAGAATGAAGTATATTCAACAACATAGTCTATATCTTCAAGCTTTTCTGGAACTTCTGGCAGTTTCCCATCCTTCGCAAGTATTGAAAACGTGTTCTTAATAACAGGATCAAGCAACTCGTTCATAAGCTTGCCTAATGTTTGTCCTAAGATCAATAGCTTCTCTGTGTTCCTTTGGTTTACTTCTGTTGCAGTCATCCCTGGCGTTTGTTGCATAAGTAAAAACAAATCGACAAAGAACGCTCTCCTGATTGACTCTCTTACTTGCTCTTCCATCTCAAAGCCTATAGGTAAATTAGCTCCTGAATGTAAGAACTGTATTGAATCCTTTGAAAAAGCATTGTTAGTATAGTTAATTGCACTTGGGGTTACTTTTAATGGTGCAATAAATGAATCATGGGGTAAGACCATAGGAGGGTCAACTGCTTTAGTTGCTGCTTTAATAATAGTTTTCCGCATTGTATTAAGCATCTGAATATCTGGCAATGCTATCATTGCAGGTGAATATCCATATATATCCCCTGATTTCTTCATGAACCGTGCGACAAAGAAAGGGAAGTCTGTATACCCACTTTCTTCTAGCACTCTCTTATCTTCAACTGCAATATAGTAAGAAGCATAAGGTTTATTTATCGAGTCTTCCTTTGAAACATCTCTAATATGTCGTGGCATTACTGCATGAATAAAATCGAACTCCTCATCTAATCTATATTGGTCAATGGCTTTCTTAACTGATGCCCCTGCATCATCTCCCCATCGTTCGTATGCCTTCTTAGCTGTCAACTTGTATTTCCTATACACTGAATCTATGCGACCTTTTATGTTCTCTTGCGCATAGAACTCTTCAACCGGTCGGGTAAAGAATCTTACCCCTTCTGCTTCATCCTCTTCTTCATATAAACAACAAACTCCAAAAACCGATATATCAGTATAGCATTCAATGATTTGTTCATAAAAGTTTGATGATCCTAATGTATTATAAATAATCTCTTCTACTTGATGGAACCACTCCCTTACCCCAGGTAAATCCATATACCGAAGATCTTGTGTTCTCAAGGCAAACCATTTTGTTGATGGGTTAGTAAGATAACCGTTCAACCCCGCAGCAAGTGTTTGTGTCGCTTGACGTGCTGTTGAATCATAAATATACGTATCTACCTTTGTTCCTTTTTCATATGTTCTTGTAATATAAGACTTTACGGGGACACAATACTCTGCACAATCTTGCCATTGTGTTTCCCAATTCTGCCGCTCACTCTTAAGTCTATCAACAATTGCTATTATATCTTCTGCTCTTAGTTTTTTCATTATTCTCCTAATAAGGTCTTTCTTCCTATGTTAGCCTGTGTAACATCACCTTGTGGTGAAGTAAGAATAGTTTTTGTCTTAGATTGTTGTTTTGATCTCAACCTTTCCCTGGCCTCTCCCTTTACTCTAGCCTCTCCTGATATTCTTTTCTTTCTCATTTGCTCTTGCTCTTTCTTTTGTTGTTCTGCCAATCTCTTTGTTTCATCTTGTTGCTTCCTTTGCGCTTGTCTTTGTTTCTTTTCTTTCTTCTTCTTCTCTGTCGCTTCGTATACTTTACCACCTGCTGCTAAGACTGATCCTATAATTGCTGGTGCTGCTCCCATATATTACCTCCCTATTAATACACAATCTGAAATTGCTGTATCTTGTAATGTTCTTATCTCTGTCCTTTTATATGGCGCTTGCGTCTCTTGCGTCATGTATGCTAACGTATCTACTAAGTCATCATGCAACCCCTTAGGGAACAATAAAAGCTCTGATTCTAATTCTGTGATCCAATCTGCTGAATCAGGAAACCATATAGTATGAGCTTTAAACCTTGGCTGAATTGATTTGATCCGCAACTCTTTTTGTTTATCTGCTTTCTGCTCTATTATATTGAAAAAAGCATTCCTCTTGCTCATCTCTTGTGTCACCAGATGCTCCATTGCTGCTTGATATTGCACTTTCTCCAAGCCAACGTTGAGAGGTCGCCACCGTACCACCATAGTAAATAAAGTATTGATGAATTGTGTTGGGTCGTACCTCCCGTACGCTGTATCTAATACAAACCAATTGTTTCTATCGTCTATACCACACACAAGTATGACGGAAAAATCGGCATCTTGTTTTTGGCTAATAGCAAGATCAGTGCGTATATATATATTACATTCCGAAGCAATCCTCATCCTCATATCTGGAGTATAATACCTAAAGTCTTCTCTTTTAAACGTTTGTCTCTCTGGCGCAATCGCCTCACACATCTTTTCTCTATACCATATCTCTATCTCACCCATCTTGTTATATGCTTCTTTTTGCTTTTGTATGTCTTCGAAACTGAACATAGCTTCCCATGTGCTTTGTTCATTTATCATGCAAGGCAACTTCTGTGTTTGAAAATTAAGGTTCTCTGCGTTAGCGAAGACTCTTTCTATTATACATCGTTCTCCTAAGTTATTCCCAATAAGGAAGATCCTCGTGTCTTTCCCTAGGAACATTACATCGCTGAGGAACCATCCCCAATCGCTTTCTGTTACTGTCTCTGATTTAGCATCTTCTATATCCTGGGGATCATCTATAATTGTTATCTTGGGTCTTCTGTCTATGTTTGCTAGCCCTCTGATACTTGCTCCCTTACCATATGCTTCTATTCTTACATTTATAACGTCCCCTTTTTGATCATATACATCTATGCTGAACACATCGCTTGAGCATTCTCTTTCTTCTTTTACGTTTGCGCTTAACAATGGATTGCTTTTGTATTCTTGTTCTATCTCTTTAAGCTTTGCGCGTGCCATTGTCGCATTGTTTTTAATCAACACTATATAGTCTCTATCTTTGCTTGGGAACATTAAGGAGTAAAGTATAAAGGTTCTAATAACGTATTGCGTTTTAGCGGACTGTCTAAATCCTTCTATCGCTGTATGGGTTGTTCCATGTAAAAGATTCTCTGACCATTTGTAATGGAAATCAGCTGGCGGAACTTCATCTTTCCCTGTAGTTAAAACTATATGCCTAAAGTTAACAAGGTTCTTCTGTGCCTTTCTAATTGACTCTACTAATCTAGGATCAATATGACTACTCAACTTCACCTGCTTTACGTATTGCTTCTTTTATAAATATGTTATGAGTGACATCTCCTGAATGTTCTGTCTTTGAATAAGAAGTTTGTAGCTTTTCACGGTCTTCTCTATCTCCTGCTAATTTATAATAAGAGATTTGCAATGTTGGGTTATCTGAAGCTCTCCACTTTCTCCTCAATGACATACACCCTTTGACTTGGTTTTTCCGTACACCGTTTTTTATGCGGTCTTTCCCGTCTGGGGTTATGAAATTTCTGTACAATGTATCTTTACAAATTGGGAAGTAAACTAGCAAGTCTTGAATAGCATCAAGCTGTTCTTTTTCTACTGTCTCTAAAAGAGCATCAAGGGTAACTCCCTTTACATTAGTTGTCTCTATGTTTATTTCTCCCATATTAACTTTCCTCATGAAACTATAATTGCATCTTCTATCGTCAACTCGTCTTTAGCCTTCTGCAATTCTTCTTCAATTGTTTCTGGCGCACCACAACCTACAACTCCGACTATAAACAACGCTATTATTATATATTTCATAATTTTTATATACTCCTAACATTTAAATACTAAACATTCCGCTGGAATAGCTATAGCTTGGAACTCTGAATCTGCTTTTATTAATGCTAATTTAACGCGAAGTAATGCATGTGCATCCAAGGTGTCCATTAAAAGCATACGATGATTATGTTTTCTAGCTTGGACTTTTCTTTTCTGAAGATATTGGTTTGAAAACGCAGAGGGTGATAAGATCGTAATACCTAAAAACAAGAGCAGGGTGCAATTGATAGTCTTAGACATAGTAATATTATACTCCTTTTGTAACGTTTTACAATCATTTTCTTAGTCTTTTTTCTTCTTGCCACTTTAAGTAATAATTCTTACATGTTTGCGAACAAAAACACATATATTTATTATCGTACTTATGTACTATCCATCCCCCGCTTAAGAGCAGCTTATAAAAACTATCTAGTGAAGTAAGCGGGATATGTATTATCTCCGGACAAAACTCACAGGTAATTCTTTGCATTGGGTTTGTTTATATCGTTCCCTGTTTTTCTATGTAATTCCCATAGCCAGATACGATGATATTTTACTATCCTTTTAATCTTCTCGCGAATCTTTTTTATATCATTATCTTTTATCTTCATTCTTAATCATCTTCCGTCATCACCTCATCTCCAGGATGTGCTTTGTCAACCTCATGAGAATTTACAAGAGGATCATCACCAAGATATCTTTCTATCTCTTTTGCAGTCTCTATCTCTCCTTCAACATCCCCCTTATCAAGCTGATGATGCAACTTCTCATAAAGGTAATCAAGCTCTTGTTCATTCGTTAAATGGTCATCAAACAAAGAAGGATATTTTTCCCGTGTCTTCATCCAATCTTCTGTCCACTCGTCTCCATCTACTATTGCCTCAACCTGGTCTTGTACTTCGCCTTTATAGTACCCGTCGCTATTAAAGTCACCATCTTTATAATCAGCATTTTGTTTAGAATAATTATACATAGTCGTTCCCATAGCAAGAGCTCCAAGCCCAACAACAAGAGCAGCATCTACACGTGGGTCTCCTGTATTAACGCTTGTAATGCTGCTAACAATTGGAGTTACCGCAACTCTCTTATTCCTCTTAACTCTGATGTTATATGAATATCCTTCACACGGAATAAGAATAATTAAAACAAATAAACTAAATAATTTCTTTACCATTTTCCCATCCTTTCAAATATGCATTAATCAACTCATAATCTGATTTACATATCGTTCTTTTCTTTATACTTAGAAGCTTATACCAGTTATGTCCTCTTTTCCTTATTGCCCATAATGTAAACTCTGGGGCATCTCTATGTGCCCAGAACTTATGATGTCCTGAGCATAAACAAAAGCCATTATCTAAATCCCATCTAGTAGCTGTATGTATCCGTGAAAAGAAATGATGTGCTTGTAATAATCGCATTTTACCACATAACTCACACCTACCTTTTGATCGTATTATCTTGCCCCAAAGATCATCTAGTTTCTTTTTATGTTGTTTTGTCATTTCTATTTTGCTCCTGCTTTTGCAAGCTCTTTCAATAAATGTTCAATACTTTTTTCAAAAGATAACAACCGCAAACTTTTATCATCATCATTCCTCGGAGGGTTAGGATGTTCACCAACCCCGAATATCCCTTCATAAATCTGTTTTATTTCCGCCTTAATATCTTCAGGAGATCTCACTGTAATTATTATCTCTGGAGATTCATCCTCCTCTTTTCTTATTTGCTTTGATCTTAAATGACAATTCGCACTCATATCTACGGTATCATACAATGTCGGTTGTTCGTAATAATTGTCTCTACCACTTTCTGGAATAGTAAACTTGTCTCGGTTCTGGTATACATAATTACCGACTGTATATACAGTTAATCCCGTAAGGATAATTGCATCTGCATGGGTTTCTCCCGTTTGCATTGTTTGCACACCAGCGATAATTGGGGTTGTTGCATTAATCTTGCTAGTCTTATAACGAATTTTTGCATCCATGTTAAAACTTAATAATAACAATGGCAGTAATATTCTCTTTTTACAACAGTACTTACTTCCCATCATACTAAACTCTCTTCCACAAACTGATCTATTGCTACTAAAAACTGATATAGACTTAAGTCGCTTATAAAACTACCGTTAGCTTTACGGTAAAAATATAAGTCCATAGCGTTTTTCGTTTTATCATATCCATATGTTTTAAAAGTATTACTAAGGAGATGATCATATATAATTTTGAACCTATCTTCCTTTGTCTTTAGTGCTAAGGTTTCTTTCTTCCGTGTCTCTGGGTTAATTGCATCTTCGTATATTGTTTTTTTAACATATCTTCCTTGTTTACACGGTGCTTTTTTACACCAATATTCATATAGTTCTAATCGGTTATCCATTGCACACTCCTTTCAAGTTTATATCGAACTGCTTTTCTCCTTTTGCTTCTTTATATCGTAATTTTCTTGTGCCGTCTGCGTACACAAAATAGTCCTTACCATCTAAGTCTTGTTCTATGTGTTTAATCTTCTTAGTAACTTTTGCAGTACCGTCACGATCTAACCAGCTTATCAATGCAAAGTAATGCGACTTATATTGTTTCCCCTTACTCCCAATGTAAGTATTCAACTTACCTATATAGGTAGAAATAATATCTTCACCGTAGGTGGTTATAAGCTTCTTATGCTCTTCTATAGTTAATTTAACAAAATTAAGGTGTGTATGCTTCTTCTCTTCTTTCTTATCTCTTCTAACCTTACCTAACCTAACCTTACCTATGCCGTCCGTGGACGGTCCACTTACTCTATTACTATTATCTTTTACATCTGATCTTGGCTTTGCTTCTAGTATTTTAGCCGAAGGAACTAACTGCAAAAGTAAGTGTTTATAGATACTATCAATCTTTCTATCTGCACGTATAAGGTTATGTTCATTCCAATCTGTTATAAATGATACTAAATCACTATTAAGCACCTTAATAAAACCCTTAGCAACAAGCACATGCAGGTTATCTTCAGAATTACCTAACATTTTAAGGATTGTATATGCTTCGACAATACCGTCATCATCAGCATGTAAACCAAGGTGGAAATAAAGCAGCTGAGAATCAACGGGCATCTTAATAAATCTAGCAGAATTAGTTATTGTTTTGCTAAACATTCGTTTTTGTGCCATTAGCGTTCTCCTATAAATAAAAAAACCCCATCACATACAGGTAGCCAGACTAATGAGAAACCTGTAGCGTGGGGCAATAAATATTAAATTGTATTTTTGATTGTAGTCTGGCATTTTGCATACTAAGTATTATAGTTATTTTTGTTGAATTGTCAATACTTACTCTACTTCTAAGGTAATTAACAAGGGGTCTTCAACTGTTTGTTGCCCGTTAATAAAGATCGGGACTCCTTTGAACTTAGACATGTCAAACGTTGCTGTTTCTCCATACAAAGATAAGCAGAAGAATGCAAAAGTAATTGTTAATGTTAGTGCTTTTTTCATGTTTTTTCCTTTCTCTCCTCTTTTTTTTGTTCCTTCGGTTTTAAATATACCATGCTTCTTTTTGTTTTTCAACATAACTTTTAAAAAGTGCCGCCGCACATTCCATGAGAGTTTGGTAGGTATGCGACGGACACAATTATTTTTATTTAATTATCAACTGTTCTTTCGGTATTTCTCTCCACCTTTTAGTACATAAATCAATTATAGAAGCAATCGGGAATAATAGTAAATCAAATGTTAAATCGGCTGCTAGCCACTTACCTTTCATTTTGCTTTCAATCTTGTGTTCGACTTCTCCCACCTTGATTGTCTGCTCTTTTTTCTTCTGTAAGACTTTAACTGAAGCTGGTGTTTCTCCTACTTTTTCATTGTCTAAATACACAGGCGTCCCTTTAGGTTCTGACAATACACTAACACGTGCATACTTGTCATTCATTAATGTTGCGCATCCTCCAAGTGTAAACATTGTTACCATTACTAAACTAATTATCTTTTTCATAGTTACCCTCCTTTGTTTAAAAAAAGTCAATTAAATGCTCTTCTACTTGTTTCCTTGTTAATCCTCTTAAGAAATACCTCAAGACAATATCCAATGATTTGTCGTAAAACTTCTCGAACTCTGTTTGATCCATCTTCTCAAAGCTAATACTCTTTGGCACATAAAACCTTTTGCCTGTCAAGGTTACACGCATTTCGTAGTATCCACACTGTAGTTTAAGTTCATCAAGAATAGAATCAGATGTCGCATACTTCTGGTGCATATAGTCAGGCATATTCTGCAAGCACATGTTGATAATAGCAAAGAGCTTTTTATGATGCAAGGGATTCCGTGGCTTTCTCATACTTATCTCTAGCGAATCCCCTACTTTATACTTCTTTGCTTTATCACAATCGCTATTGTACATAGGCATAAATGAACCATTAAGTTGTTTCTGTACTGTTATTTTCATATTTGTGATTTTACAAGCTTATACTTCTCAACCAACTGCTTGTATGGATCCTCCACCTTATTAAATTCCATCTCTTTGCATACAATATCTTTGATATAAGAGAGCAACATCATATCTGCTCCTCCGCCAGACTTACTCACAGTAGCTTGAGGTTGCGTTTTAACAGGCGATTGCTGTGGCATTGAGCCTCTAGCTGCTGGCATAGTCTTCTTGCAACTATTAGGGTCATTCCTGTCGTACCCACTACACCCCCAAAATTCACCCTTTGGTCCCATCCTTAAAACTAAATCTTTTCCACAATTAGTACATGTCATTGGTTACCTCCTTGGTTCATTTGACCTCATTATCTTTTGTCCATAATTCAATATCTTCTTTTCTAAACCTCCATACTCTACCCATTTTAATTGCTGGCAGTTTATATCGGTCTTTCTCTCGTATCCAGTTATAGATACATTGTTGCTTAACATTAAAATAATCTGCTAATTCTTCTACGCTCATTAACTGTTCTTTCATAGTTATCTCCTTATTAGTGCAATAAATTTGTTGTCTAATTCTTGTACTATTGCATTTATTATTTGTTGTAAGTCCGCAGGGGTAGCATCCACCCTTTCTTGTATGCTGTTAAACAATATTTTTTTTAAATGGTCATCAACCGTTACATCTTGTTCCTCACTGCTTTGGTTTATTATCTTCATCGCATCCTTTTTTTAGCCTCTGTTCTAAATTATTAAGAATTCCCAACACCTTATCTAATTCATTAACTGAATGCATTGCTAAATCAGCATGCTGCATACTTGTCTTTGTGATCGCACTTCGGATGTCTTCTTGCGCACAATAAATATCATCTAATGTTTCATTTATTAGTTCCATTGCTTGTTCCTTTCTTTGTCAAATCTAATCCTCCTACTATTTCCATAAGCATGGTAGTATAGGCTTCTTTAATAGCATGTTGTGCTTCTACCTTCTCATATTTATCTGTTATTCTTTCATCTAATATCTCTAAAGTTCTTGTTCTAAATCTATGTACTACATTGATACTCATTTGTTACCTCCTTAATGCTGCGTCTGCTATAACAGCTCCTATAATTACAATTATTACACAAACCACGATACACGTTAGACCTGTCATTTCTTCACCTCTCTTTCCATTATGAACATATCTGTTCTCCTTTCGTTTTATTCGTAATATCCCCAGTCACACTTATTCCTACCACCTTCGCAGTTAGCTGGACAATGTTTTTCGTCACACCACTCTTGCCAGTTCCCCAGTAGGTCCTCAAAGTTTGTTCTAAAATAAATACATGTTTTTGTCTTTGTTCTTCCGAACCCTTGATCCATTAACACATTTTCAAAGATACCCATTGTGTGACTCATTTTTCCCTCTTTGTTCTGCTTCTCTTTTGTTTTTAATTTATATCAATATCGAAATTACTGTTACTAAATACATTAAACATGCAATAATGATAGCTACTATCCAATAGTCTGTTAATATCTTTTCTATTTTTTCCCTCATGTTATTCCTCCTTAAACATTTCGTAATACGTGTTCTCATCCATTTCATCTTCTTCATCCTCATTAATTAATCTAGGGTCTTGTTCTGTTAAAAATTCTAAAAGGCTAGATTTCATATGGCCACCTCCATTACATACTGTTCTAACAAGTTCACTCTGGACAACCATCCTCTAAGGAAAAGTTTTTGTGTTTTATCATATACTACAATTTTTCGGTAGAAGTTTCTACGCTCTTCAAATATTGCGGCTATTTTGTATTTAGCTCTCTTGGCTATTTTCTTTGCATTCGCTGGGCCATGGTTAACTGCCATATCAAACATAACAATAGCTAATCTAATATCTGCATATGAGGCAGCCCCGCTTGCAATCCAATAGTTATCATAATAAATCTGTGCTGCTTCAACCTTTGTAATCTTTGACACATCTTTTTTTTCTCCTAACCAATTGTTATAAGTAGCCTGTGTAATACCATAGTTAGTTTTCCCTCCTTTGTCATGCACATTGTTTGAGTATCCACCCTCAATTGAGATGACAAAATCTAATGCTTTCTGGAATCGGTCATTAAAAGCACGGCCTTCTTGGTCAATAATATCATTTCCTATTAAATGATTAGTTTGACTCTTTACAAAGACATGCTTAATCTTTTGTGAGGTTCCAATTTGAGAGGCTTTCTTGCATGACACGGTAGAAAGTATCATCATGCTTAGGAAGGTGGCTTTAATTGCTTCTTTTTTGTTCACTTCTTTTGCTCCTTTCTTTTATTTTTTTATTAAATCTAACTAAAGTATAACATAGTAAACAGTGAAAGTCAAGTAAATCTTTAATGTTTCTTATGCTTTCTTTTATCAGTGTGCCTTTTAATTTGAGTATGTAAACATAAAAAAAGCTGAGGGTAGTCGAAGCTACTCCTCAGCAATGAAAGGAAAAGTGAACAACTAGGGAGGAGAGAAGCGTCAACCCCCCCTATCACTAATCTTTTTTATCAAATTTGTCTCTATACTTTTCTACATCTTTTTTATAATCTTCTAAGTTGTCTATGCATTTATTAAGTGTCTTTTGCCTAATGTCACTTGTTATTGCTTGTTTTACAAAAGGTATCACCGTATTAAACAAATATTGATATCCTTCCAGGGAAACCTTGAATCCTTCTTCTGCATAGTTTAATGCTTTCTGAATTCGCTTCTCAACTTTCACGTCATATATAGCTTCATAGTTATCTTGACGTGAAGTCCAAAACCGAAAGAACTCTTGTACAACTTTAAGTACTTCTTGCATTATTTACCTGATTCTTTTTTTACGCCTGATCTAAGTGTCCCTAATCCTAAAGAACCAAACATTCCTATCAATGCTTGCATTAATGTAACTTCTCCTGCTGACCAAGCAACTATTGATGTGATAGCTCCTGCTGCTGCTAAAAGATACGTTTTTTTTCCTGCTAAAAATAATCTTAGTTTTTCCATGTTCATTCTCCTTTCATGAGATTAGAATTTTCCCAAAAGTTCATTCTTCTTTTCTGCTATACACTTTGACATGCATGAATTTTTATCTTCTGAGAACTGCCATCCTATCACAACAATTATAAACAAAATTAAACACCCTACTATCATCAACCCAACCCACAATTTCAACCATGCCGCTTCTTCAAGTGTCATTTTATCTGTTGTTTAATTTCTTTTATCGCATCTTTTGTTCGCTCATGCTTTTCTTTGCATACTTCTCCTCTTACAAAACTTTGCTCTAGCAACTGTTTATACTCATCAAATCTTCCGTATACTCTAGAGATCGCTTTTTCTCGTTCAATTCTTTCGGTATCTATCCTATGCTCAAACTCCTTATAGACACCAGCTATCCGCATAAAAACAGTAATTAATGATATAATTAAACCTATGACTGCGAATATCGCAAGGTATATTTCCATTAACTGCCTCTTGTTATCAATATATTTCTTAAAACTTGTCCCGCTGTCATTGTCAACGTTAGTTTATCTAAGATCCAAGCAACATTAGAGGCATTATCGACTGTATCGCCAGAATCTCCGCTTAAATCACCCGTGAGCGTCTTTATGTATCCGTTCCCCACAAGATCACCAAGGTTGACACCCTCGAATGTTATTGTGCCGTTTGTTACGCAATCAATATATTTTCCCGTAGCGTCTTCTTTTACTCTAAAGGTTCCTGAATCAATAGTATAACCAGCAAGATGATCTGCTTGTATCACACTATCAGCGTTCCAATTTAATCCATTATCATAAAATAAAGGTAAATCACTTCTAAGTTGTTTTGTTTGTTGCCAGAATGCGGCTCCTAAAGCGTTGGTAAGCGTCCCATGGTTATCGTTGCCACTGGTATCGTATATCACCGTTCCAGAGCCTTCGTTGATACCCCATTTGCCGACCAAGCCCCTGCGAACAATTATACCATTATGGAGCTGTGTGAGTTCGGCTGTGGTGAGAATTTCGTTGTAAAGCAAGGTGTTTGCTATTTGTCCATCAAATGCTCTAGTTCCAGCTTGAGATTCCCCTATTGTAATATTAGCTCCAACATCTGTTGTTCTTGTTCCAGTTGGAGGTGTTACTTCTGTTAAAGCAACACTGGAATTATTTACATATATAGCGGGGGCGTTAGAGACAGAATCAGCGTCATATGTCACGGCAACAGATGAAAACTTGTTTATATCTGCTTCTGTTGAGGTTGTTCTCCAAACCCCATTATCTCCTGAAAAAGTAGACAAATACTGTATCTCTAATTTTCCTGCCGCTTCTCCTCTTCCTGAAAGCACCCAAATTCCCTTACCTAAAATTCTTCCATTATCTGTCTCACCATCACTTCTTGGATTAATCCATGCAAATACAGTCCCACCGCCATCGAATATATTCTGTATGGCAGCGTCGTCCGTAACGATTATTACATCATCCACCCCGTCAAAGTTCCCCACGGGTCTCATCCCTCCAAAGTTAGTCAAAGCGTTTTGTTGCGGATATGAGTGTAGAAATTCCTGATACAGGGCTTCGCGTTCGGCTGTGGTGAAGACGTGGTTGTATTTTCTGTTTTTAGAAACATTTCCTATGAATTTTTGTGAACCTTGCCCACCAACAAAAAGACCTATGCTTGAAGCAACCGAATTACTTACTGCTCCACTACCTGCTATTTCAACATTATCTAAATAAGCAACAATAGAAGTCCCGTTTTTAGTAATAATCAACTGATGATTTGTATACGGCTTAACAACCTTGTTAGTACTTCCCCAAGAAGTGTAAGCTCCGCTTTGGCTTGTTCTAAAGTCAATTTTCCCTGCAACAGTTCCATTTCCATCTTGCACACGAACTATCCATCCGTAATTTTGAAAACTTTCATTTGATGACAGCTCGTAATTAATAGCAGCCCCAACAAGAGGAGCATTAACTTTAAATTCATATACCAAAGTGCATGTGTCTCCAATATCCTGATTGGTGCTTCTTGCATATTCTAAATTTGACGTACTATCAAAGACAGCCGCCCTGCCATTCTCTGTATTCTTAACTAAAACATTAGTATTAGTCGGAACGGTTCCGCTAACTTGATCTTTTAACTCACCTTGTCCTGGATTAAATAAAAATACTTTGCTCATAGATTAAACCTCATTTTAAAATATTGTGTGTTCTGAGCTATTTCAGCAGCGGATAACTCTTTGTTGTAAATAGCACCAACTACTGGGTATAAAGCTTCTTTCATTTATACTCCTTCTGTATATGTTGCTTTCCATGTGTCATAAGCGGGCTCATCATCAGGAGTGCCATCTGCCCATTTTCTAATGTCATCTACAACAATTGCTTTATCCAACAACACAGCGGTTACTTGTGAAACTAATGCTGATTGATCTGCTGGTTGCGGGATGGTTCCCATAATAGTATTTACTTGTTTTTCAATTAGCTTAATTTCTTGCCATACTTGTTTTGTGTATTCAAAGTCTATACCATTCTCTATAAATATTTGAGTTTCTGATTTCCCTGCTGCCAATAGATTATATATTGACTCAGCTGTTTCTGCGTTTAACTCAGGTAATTCTTTTGTTTCTGTTTTTCGTATAAACAATGCCATTTTCTTTCTCCTTTTATTAAGCTAATGTTAAACTAGCGCCATCCATAAGTTTATATTGGAAATGTATTTCCATATCAAAATCTACTGGGTTATCAGTTGTTGTATATCGGAATTGAATGTAATTAGTCGCTCCGTTTTTAGCTGTAACTATAAAAGGACGGCCAGCCCACTTGTTATCTACTGTCTCTAATAATCTACATTCATCTGATAGACTAACCGAATATATTTGTGCAGCTACTTTGTCTTTAGTAAAAAACGAACCAACAAGCGCCCCGCTTAAAACTGCCCCGTTCGCTGTTAAATCAACCGTATTAGTCCCATCATAAATCGTAGCATACATCCCCGTTAAATTAGTAAGCGTCCCAACCCTAGTAATATGTGCCCATTGGCTAACGACTTGAACAGACCCAGTGAATTCAAATACGTTTACAACCTGCGCTCCTGTCCCACCAATTGTTGCCGGGACAACTAACATTTGCAGATTATCATCTTTCGTTACTTGTAGTTCTTTAGCCATAATATCCTCACTTTTATTTTCTCTAATTATTAACTATAAAGGCATCAAATCCTGCCGATACATCTAGATCATTAGCCGTCGATACCCCCTGTACTTTGATAATAGCTGGACCAGGAATTATCTTGAATGCTTCGTAATTAATTGTCAGCGCTGATGTACCTGTTGTTATTACCCCAAATGTATGTTTAACTACAAAATTAGTTAATTCTGCCTCTGGTTCAGAATTAACACGCAACGAAACATCAAGAGCTCCTGCTGCACCAGCAGACCTATTAACATTCCCATAAAATCTGCCAATGTACATAGTTTGAATCGAAGGAATACCATAAATTGCCATTTGAGTTTGTCCTTCTCCAATGTTAATTCTTGCAGTAATAGTAGCATCTGTTGTTGCTGTTGCTGTTATTATCCCTATATTCACGTTAGTTGCTCCCTTAGTAAGTACCTGCATACGATAAATAATCACATAAGAATTACTTGTCGTTGGAGGAGCCCCCGTATTCATAGTCACATCTTCAGTTACTTCTGCAGTAGACCACGAAGTTAAACCAGATATTCGAACTGTTCGAGCCCCAGATCCTCCGCTTGTATCATTAGCATCGGTACTTGCTATAGTGTGAGTTCTTGCTTGTGTAGGGGCAACCCAAATAAGAGAAGTGCCACCGCTAGAAACTGTATGCCCTCCATCCCATATATCCGCTATAACCCCTGAATCTATTTCTGTATTTCTACCGAACTTATTTAAACTAAAATGTCCGGGGACATTGCCTTTTGCTATATCAAAAGCGATGTTCTCAAGATTTCTCACTAATTCTCTAGCCATATTTTACCTCCTAATAATAATCACGCTGCGTATGCTTTTGTTACGTATGCAGCATCGATTTGCCCATCGCCATCTGCCGCATCACTCACTTGTATCTGGATATATGGACTTGTCGCAGACACAGGAATATTAAACTTAAACAACTGATCTGCATCACTTGCGACCTGATAATCATTTAAGCTTATTGTTGTTATGTTTGAAGAGGGAGATCCTAGGTATATTTCTCTATACTCTTCTGCCCCCGCACTTGTATGCTTATGTAAAAGCCTTATTGTTACATCAGTCGATGTTCCTATATCTACTGTTAACCATAGTCCAAGCTGATTATAACCACGCATATCTATCTCCGAGCCTAAATCTGTTGGTGTTGCGTCAAGTTCTTGTGCAGACCCAATCAATGCGACTTGATCAGTATATCGTGACCATACAGGTGATTGATCTTGAGTTTTAATTAAATCATTCGAAGAATCATATGCCTTCCGTTGTGCATTTATACCTACTTCATATACATCACCTGATGCAAAAGGAGTAGCGGCACCGTTAACAGTTAGAACACTGCTAGATTCAGTTATTGTTACTCCGTTCATACCACTTACAAGATAGTTTGCTAAACTCCCTCCAGTTGGTATATACTTAATATAAACTATCTGGGAATCATCCGTAATAGTAATAGGTAATGCACTTAACGTAATTGTTGTACTACTTGTATAAGTTGCTGTAAAATCTGTTGGAGATTTAAATTCTGCTTGCGGGATTGGTAACTCAGCATCAAGAGTAGCATCAACTTTTAAATATCCATCTGTTGTCGTTTGCAATCTTGGGACGTTTGTTAATATAACAAAGGTATCTGAAGCCGCGAAGGTTGCACCAGTAACAGTAAGAACCCCCGTAGTAATACTCATTGTCGCATCATCCCGTGAGTATGTTGCGGTCACTGCCCCGGTTGTTGCTATTTGTCTTACAACTTCAATATCTTCATCTGTTAAAGCAGCCACATAACTCGGCAATCCTGATATAGTAATAGTTGTGGCGCTCGCATATGCTGTAGTAAAATCTGCGTTCGTTCCGCTTGCCTTTCCTACTAAACCACCGCCGGTATTTACACTGGTTGAATCTACATTTACATCACCGGTAATTTCTACTCCTGGAGTTAAATTCCCTGAGTCATCCCGAGTATAAATACTTACTGGAAGAGCATCCGAACTTCCTGATTCTCTATTTGGGGTCGTTACAACTGAGCTTGCCATTTTCGTCCTCCTTTATCTCTTCTAATTTTGATAATACAGACATGATCTTGAACACTTCTGCATATGGTTTTGTTGATAAATATTGTATTACTCCGTTTAGGATTTGTTCTTCGATCTTGTATTCTTTCATTCTTCTTTTCCTTTCTTAGACAAAAGCTATCTCGTGTTCCGCACCAGCTCCGTCTTGAAAATATAGTTTGTCATCAGTCTTACAATAGACTTTGCCGTAATTAGCAGTCGCTGTTGGTGTTGTTGTTTCTTGCATGCACAACACGCCATCCCCATCTAGACACAAATCAAAGTTAGCATCTGACAAACCCTTTGTCCCATTTATTGTAACGTTTTCAGTCCCTGCATTTGCATATAGTACAGCAGCGCTGGTATCACCATCATATCTAAAATCAATGTTAGCTTGATTCGGATTAATATGAAAAATATCAGTGCTTGTTTCATCACATAATAAAAAATTTAGGCCTCCGGCTGTTAATGTAATCTCATCAACCGAAAATGCAACATATGTGTCTGTATCCCCTATATGTGAAAGCCTTGCACTAACAGAGATCCCTTGACCTGAATCAAAAATAGCGGTGGTCGTAGCAGCCGGGCCCCAAGCTCCACTGTCCCATTCTAAAAGCTGTCCATTTGTTGTTCCATCGGGAAGCCCCCCGCCACCCTCCGCCATCTCAAACTTATCACTAGTTGCGTTGTAACTTACAACATATCCATCATCACTTGGCAAAGCATCTAATGCGACAACATATTCTTTAGCGCTTCCGCCAAAATACGTTAAGGCTCCGTTTGTTAAGCCTGTCGCAGTTGTTTGTATTGCAATTTCTCCTGTTGTATCTACTAACGGAGAAGCAGCATTTGGCATTTCAAAGCTAGTGGCTCCACCAAAATCATATACCCCCGTGCCCGTGTCTCCTGTGTTTAAAATAAAGGAATCATCGACATCTAGCACTGTGCTATTCCACGTAAGGTTTGCACCGCCTATTTGCGATCCTCGCTCTGTATATGCTGTATCCCAATTAGAAGTGTTGTTTGTTGTAGAACCTAATGCCCCCGTCCCATTCGTTACAGTAAGCAACCCTGTTGATAATCCAGTAGAAACATTCGTAATAGCTGTTTGCAGAAAATGTTCATTAGCCGCAAAGTTTGTCGTCTGGTCATGATCTACTTGACTTGACGCATTAAAGTAATCTGTTCCTGCTGTTGCGATACTTAACGCCCCCGTGCCTGTTGTTACTTTTAATAATCCCGTGCTCAACGCTGTTGATACATTTGTAATCGCTGTTTGTAAGTAATGTTCAGACGCAAGAAAATCTGCAAAGCTATCATGACTTAATGCATATATATTCGAAGGGGTAGTTACTGTTATATCATTAAAAGTAACCGTACTTGTTGTCGCCACACCCTGATCCATTGCGCCAAGGTATCCCCATTGCGTAGTTGATATTGTTGTTGAGTCTATATTCTGCAACTGTGTTATTTCGTCTGCAGTTAAACTTTTCAACCCGTCTGGGAATCCATCTAAATCGGTCTTTAGCTCATTTACTGCGCCTGTTATAGTTTTACTTGTTGTATCAAAAGAAGTATTAGCGCCATCGGCTAAGCTTATTGCTGTCGTTGCATTCGCATCTTTTAATCCGCCGGTACGTAGTTCTAGGTTTTGCCCTGCTGTTATTGGGCGTATATCTGAGCCTGCGAGCTCCCACAAATTTTCTGATATCTTTACATGCACCCAAGCTGAGCCATCCCATATAAACGAAATCGCTTCTCCTGGATCTAAGACATTAGAGTTAACCGTTAAAGTATCAGAAGAAGTATCATTATTTACCACAGTAAACCGCTTCCCCGCTGTTGTATCTGTAGGGTCCTGTATTGTTTGAGCATTTCCTGTTGTTGTTAATGTAACAATATTCCCGCTGAACCCATCAACGATTGCTGTTGTTACCGCTGCGTTTAATGCTGGGTCTGTAACCGTAGTCATCGGTAATTGCTCATTATACAAAGTCCAATAGTCAGGGTTATTATCAGGTTGTTTGTTTGATCCCGCTTGTATTGACCGATAAATTTCACCATCAAACGTAACAATATCATCTACTGCATAGTTTTCTGCCGCGTCCCAAACCCCAAGCTTAACACCACCAATTGATATTGTAGAATCTTGTTCTCTTAACTTGTCTAAAATTTTATCGTATTTAACTGCCATATTCCCCCTTAACTATAGCTTAGGCTAGTTCGATTGTCCCAAATTTGATCAAGACTAATGCTGGCATAGGTTACTGTTGTTACTGTTCCACTAAGCGCCACCTTTTTTATCCTCCATAATGCTACGCTCGTGGCAGAGCCCTTTCGTGCTATCCCTATGTAAGTAGTATTAGCATCTGGCTCATCTACTTTTGTAATAAAATCCTGCTCGTAAAACTCTGGTTTTAATGCCATATATCCTCCTTATATTTCGTATTTATATCCTACCGCTAATAAGGTAGAGCCAGTTGCGTTTGTGAAATAATATATACTATCCGCATAGAGACAATCTAATGTCCCGATATAATCTCTTGCTGATGGGAAAACACTCCCGACATCGCTGGCGGAACCTGTATCTGTCCCGAATATATACCCACCACCAAACCCGTCTGAACGATGCGAAACCGCGATTAATCCATCGTTATTTGAGAATCCGACTTTAATATGTTTTGTTATACTAGAAGGGAAATATGCGGTAATGCTTAAAGAAGTCCACACGCTAGCTGTAAAGCTATTATCTTTAATAGTAACTTGTTCTTCAAAACAATTCTCCATCATATATCCATAACTTACTGCTTTAAAAAGTATAAAATCGCCTCCGCCATCATTACGCACGGCTGCTACTAAACGTTTCTTTGTATAATCTCCTGGCAATGTTGGACTGGTCGCGCTAACTGATAATAGGCCTGCCGTATTGTCTCCTGTTGGATCGTATATAGCATATAGATAATACCAGGTACTATTCGCTTCTGATCCTGTATCTAGTCCGTTTGCTCCAGAATTTGTTATATCCACAGTAAGATTTATTGATGTCAAGTCATACCCCTCTACCCATAGATTGTCTGCATCTATATCCACCTGTGAAGCTGGAGTTGCAACAGTATTTTTTACCACGACATTCTTTACATTTGGCTGTGCGGGCACTGAGGTAATTCCAGAAACAAGCGTGCTTTTCTTAACTTTCTTTCGTGCGTTGCTATCTGCTGAATCTTCTATCAAAAATAAGTCATCATCTACTAAACTGACTTTTTCTGTTAATGTGTTAATAACTAATGTGTCAACTGTCCATACCCCAGCTGTAGCACATTTATAATACAAGTTAGTGTCTGTTGCAAAATACATATCACCAACAGCAGGACTAGCCGGCTTCCCTGCGTCTGTACCGTTTGAGATTGTCCCCGAGTATTGTGTTTCTGTAATAGAACTTACCCACTCCAAATCAGTACTATCATTACTAAGAAAATATCCGTTCTGCAACGCGGGGAAAGTTAATCCAGCGTCATTAGAAATGTCTGTTGTGATTGCCCTGTTATTCTCTTCTGATAAATCCTGTACTTCGGCTGTCAATTTATCTAATGCCGTTTCTGTTGAATCTGCGGGGAAAGGATCATTTTCAACATAATCTGTTTCTTGTGTCTGTGGAACTGCTCTCAATATAATCAACTCAAAGCTGCTGGTTAAAGCCGCTGCCTGTGCTGCGCTTAGTATAACATCACCACCAAGAGCAGAACCGGCCCCTGTTACGGTATAATCTGAGTTTAATACCAACGTTACTTGCGCGGCAGTTGTGGTATTGTAGGTTGTCACCGTTAAGTCTGAATCTTGAAATATTTTAAAATCATATGCAAAAGTTGTTGTTGACCCATCGCCTACATACGTTTTTCTGTTTGTGGTAGTTGTTAATGACATAATACTCCTTTATATTCTTATCCTACGTTTCTTCTTTTTTGTATTTTGATCTACTACGTAAGGACTCCATCCTAAAACTTTTTTGATCCCTTTTGTATATTCTCCTTCAACCAAATCTTTGCCGCCACCATACCCCATATCCATAAGTTGCTTTAATGGCAACCCTGTAAAGCCTGTCTGGGCTGAAGCTAATGATCTCATGGCAGAAGTAACATCTTCTGCATCAATCTCATCTTTATCTGTCATAAGCTTACCTATGAATTTCATCACACGCTTTGAATCTTTAAAGGCACTGTCTAACATGGTCCCTCCACCAAAATCTCTTAATCCTAAACCTAATCTCAACGCCCCATCTAAAAGATCCCCTAAAACAAAAATACCGTTAAATGATCCAAGTAAAGCTGCGCGCATTTGTTCTTTCTCGTCCCACTTAAACCCGTTTGCAATCCATTGGAATAAGCTAGGAAGCAATATATGATAAATAGCTATTGCTTTTAATGCTTTCGTTTTGCTGATCTTTCCTGCTACAGCATTTCTAACTGCTGCGAATTCTTTTCTAAAATATTGGTTCTGTGAAGATTTGAACTGTGTTAATAACCTATTTAAAACATTCCCACTTCTTTGTGCTTCTGAAAGCTCAGACAAGTCTCCTGATTGTTGTGTTTCATTAGTAACCCTAGAGAATTCAAAAATAGCTTTATCATGTGCTTTCTGTTCTTTTTCTGTTAATTGTTGATCTTGAGTTAGTTTTTTTATTGTTGCACTTGCTTCTTTCTTCCCTAATTGTTTTTGCAAATGATGTTTGTATACACTCCAGCCACCCATGAGAATAGCCCCCTTATCCCCAATTTGAACATTCATTGCTAGCATATTCATAAAACTAGGGCGTACTCTAAAATTCCTATATGTATCTGTTTTTACTGCTTCTGCTAAATCTCTGTTTATTGAAGCCCCTCTTGCTTTCATATATGTTGATCCTAAAAGAATCTTTGAATACTTTATAGGGTTAGTGAAAAAGTCTATGGTATTTACCGTAAAGTCTTTCGTTGGTATCGCATCCATATATGCAGGGAATGACGCTATCTGCTTAGCAGTAATAGATGGTTTTAACGCTAAAACCCCACGTACAAACTTAACTCTAAACTTGTTTAATGTGTTGTAATCTCTTACATTCTCTTTCCCATCATTTGTCATATCCATTAAGAAATTACTTATAACCTTATTCATCTTATCCCCATAATAGCCTTTGATTGTTTTCTTAACTGTAGGATTCCTAAAAATTGCTGTTAGCTCACGTATTTTATCTGCATAGTTAATAAAGTGTTCCATCTGTTCTACATGTTTTTCTAGAACAGAAACATCGCTTTGTAATTGGATAGGTTTAAAATGTTTCTTCCTTGACTTAAGGCTTCCCTTTGTCATTGATGTTTGCCCTTTAACATCTTGTAGAAGTTCTTCCACCCCTGTTACTTCCCCACGTTCTATTGCTTCAACAGCAATCGGAGAATAGTTCTTTGTTTTAGGTAATGATACCCCAAAATGATCCTCATATATCTCGTTAATTCGGTTGTAATATCTATCGTTATAAAACTTCATCTGTTCTTTAGCAAACTTTTTATCTTGATCAGTCATCGCATTATCTATTGCATCAATCATTTCCTGTGTATATCCCATACCCAAAGGTTCACCGTTCTCTTTTATCTCAGCAGTCGTAAACACTTCCTGCAATGATTCATCTTGCAATTCCATCCATCGCTTACGTATTTCTGCCTTGCTCATTTCTAGAGTTACTTGTTCCCCAAATCCATTCTTAAATGTCCCTAATGTTTCAACCTTGGAATCATCTGCCTCTACTCTACGGGCAACCGCACCTTCTTTTTCAATGCCATAAGCATCCATATACATCTTACGTATCTGGTTATAACTTTTTAGCTTTTCCTCTTTCCGCTTTAGCTCTGTGCTAAATACTTCGATAGTTTTTTCTAGTTTGCTTTCTCCGGGTTTGCTTTTATCATAATATGCCAATCTATTGGCTATGTCTGTCCAACCTGTTATCTTAGCGCCTATATTGAACATCCTCCCAACCTTTGTTGCTTTCTCATAATCTTCTACTGATCCCTTAGTCCCTGTGATCGCGCCTTCACCACCACTGATAGTTTCTATTGCTGCCTCTATATTCTCTCTGTCTTGTGCTTTTCGTTGTTCACTCCTTAATAATTTACTTGCCCTGCCTTCAGCTTTTAATGCTTTAATTTCTTTTAATGTAGCTTGTAATTCATCAGAGGTCATTTCATCTATGCCTGCCATCATGTTAAGTATCTTGTTCTCTAAGGCTACTTCTGCAGAAGGAAAGTCTTTAACTTGTGCTAAATTAGCGGCTATCTTTTCTTCTGCCTGCGCTCTTGTTAGTTTTGTTGCTTGACTTGCTTTATCTAGTATCTTTTGTATTTGTGCGTTAAACTTACCTACTGGCTTGCCACCTGTCAACTTTGCCTTTATTGTCTTAGGTTTAAGTTCTTTTTTGATCTGTGCTTTCGTAACACGAGTAATCTCTTTTATCTCTAATGTTTTTATCCGTTCTTGTATCTCGGGCAATGCCTTCTCTAGCTGCTGTACTGTTTGGGTATTCTTAACTTTAGCAATAAACTTTGCTTTATCCTTAGCAAGCAGATCCGATTTATTTAATAGCTTAATAAATTCTGTTTGCGTAGCTTTAATTTGTCCACGAGTACTTATAGCACCTTCTTTGATCTGTATTTTTATCTCACCTATTCTTGCCGTTATCGCCTCTTCAGGCGTTGGCTCAGCTTTCTCTATAGCCTCAACTACAGGTTCTACTAATTTCTCTCCAGTGAATAACTGCACGCTCTTATAGAACTGATCT